TCCTATAAGGTTTTTTAGGTTGCCTCGTCAGCGACCGGGAACCCATCCACGGTCAGACCGGGGGAGCGGCGCACCGCACCCCCGGTTTCGGCTTGGCTAACCCAGCAGGGCATTCCAGCACCAGGCATACCCGGCGGCCACGCCCAGCATGAACACGAAAAAGTACCACCAAAAGCGGTCGAGTTTTTTCATCATTCCTCCTACAGCCCGAGGGCCTTTTCTTCTTCAAAGCGGATGGCGTTGATCCTTGCCTTGAAGGCGGTGACTTGTCCCTGCAATTTTTTGAAGGCTTCGATCCGGTAGGCGGGCTTGGTGAAGTATTGGCCGAACAGGAAGAGCTCGGCGGCCTTGATCTTCCGGGCGTCGACGATGTGCGTTTTCGTCATGTAATCCTCAAGGTCCACGGGCGTCCCGTTGTCCAGATCGAAAATGTCTTGATGTTTGCCGAATTTCCTCAGCGCGACTGCGCAGTGGAATTTATTGCTGCGGTGTATGAGGTATTCCGCCGGGTAGCGCACCAGCACCATCCGCGAACCGTCCGGGTGGGTGTCAAGGGTCTCGCGGCAACTTACGTCGGCGTTGACGCGAGAGACCGCGTTGATGGCGGCTTGGCGACGGAGTTCAATCAATGTTGCGATTTCTTGATATGCAGGTCTTGGTTCCATGATGTCTCCTTTTTAATTTTTGCTGTCATTTCAATGCTGCTACACATAACTCTTTCCAGGCTATCAATAGTTGCATGGGAAACCATAAGTTTCCCGTTTGGATTTTTGTGGGTAAAGCAAGCAATAATTTCAGCGGCTTCAGCGACGGTGAAATTAAGTCGCTGAAGTGTTTTTTTCGCATTCCTTGGATTACAGGGCAAAGTGCAAAAAAATTCTGCGGCTGCCTCTCTTACGGATTTCATTGTTTTATCTCCTTCATTTTTTGTTAATTATTCATATCGTTAACGATGGTAATATTGTTTAATTCCGAGATATCCAATTGACTTCGTCTTTGAAATGGCTCGTTACCATCCAGCCGAAGGATCGCCAGCGTTGATTGTGAATGCCATTATAACGTATTGCTCCATGCACCAGTTTTCGAAAGCGTAAAAATGCTGATAGGTGAAACCATACTTTGCTAAAGTTTCTCCGATCTTGTCCGAAATGGACTTCAATGTATTCCGTAACGTCTCCGAGATTTCCGAAGACCGAGAACATATCTCAATCAGACCGGGGTTGGTAACACCCCGGTTTCGGCTTTTTTAATCAAGTGTATAAAGGCCAGCGTCTTTATTGTACTTGATCGTCCACCCCTTCTTCTTGAGCATGCTCAAGGAAACCGCGAGATTCTTCTTGTCGAACCCGGACCGGTCCATAAGTTCCTGGCGGGTCATTCCCCTGTTCTCGTTAAAAGTTTCTTGAAGAGCCGCCTTGAGTCGATCAATTTTTGTGACGGCCTTCTTTTCCGCCACCGGGGCTTTTGTAACATACTTGAAGAAAAGTTTGTTGTTTGTTCCGTTCATTCCCCGGAAGATTTTCATATGATCATCTTCTTCCGCAATCTTCTTCACCCAATATCGGGCTTTATCATTGGAGATTTTCAAAGATTGACTGACGTCTTTTATGGACGTCGCCCGCGCCTTGGCCATTTCGATAATTTGCTCTTTCATTGGATTCTCCTTTTTGGTTGTTGGGTATTTAGTTAACAAGATCTTTCGAAGGCCGCTCGCTATGTAACGGCCTTCTGAAGATCTTGCTAATCACACAATAATACGGACGGATGGATTACTCTTCCCCGCCCCCGGCGTGCCAAACTTCCAGCTCCTGATTTGGAATCCTCGGCTGACGTGCGGGATCCAGTCCTTTCTGGATCCAGATTCAGATTCCCATAAACAACGAAATCTGGCTATCAGCTCCGGGCCATCATCAGGGGGGATACTCCCGTTACCGGGTCCTTCCCCAACCGGCCCCCGACCTATTTGGTCGGGCGAGAGACTCGAGATGTTTTTATGGGGTTTACTCGCTCGGGCCGTTTCCCCCGCCCGTCTCTTTGTCCCTCTTCACTACTATATGTATGAAAACTCTATACCAGTTTTTCTCCATTTATATAAAAACTATTCTTAATGATTTCAATATGTTATCAGAGCAGGCTTTCGTCATTTTTGTCTGAAATTCACTATTATGAACCGATTTTTTGAAAAATCGGTTCTTTGTAATAATTTCAATTACTTATGCAGTTCAGAATCTTGAACACTTTATAGATGAATTCATAATCGTGAATACAACTTTTCATAATAATTTTAATTACTTATTAAGGTGCGTTCACAATCATGAACACACTGATGAAATGTTTACGATTGTGAACTAAATCGGGGAATTCTATAGTAACAGTCTGTCTGAGGGAGGATTATATGGAGAGATTTTCTTGCGCGGGTCACTCCTACATAAAAAACGCGGTGCTCATCATCAGGATTTTCATCAAAATTCTTGTTTGTTCTGCTTGAAACGTCCGATATAACTACAACATTATCAGCTTCTCCTCCCTTTACACCATGTATGGTGCTGAAGTGAATCAGTGGGTTCTCTTTTAAGTTGCCCCCATTTCTTAAAATCGCTCTATAGTATTCTATATCAGAACTACTCATTCGGAAAAATGCATCATACCAGGGTACATCTTGATTCGTTATATCGCTGTATTTTACAAGGTCATTAGAAAAATGGCTTATTTTTCCGGAAAACTTTGCAGCAAGCTCCGCTTCTGATTTTCCTACTAATTTTCCTTTCCTCATTTGTTCCCATGCATAGATCGCCCTACTATGCTCATCTTTGATACTTTTTCCGAAACGCGTGGAATAGGATAAACCAAGGCTTCGAACACGCTCCTCCACTGATTTTAGCAAGTAGCGATTTCTTGCGAGAACCAGCCATGTCCCCTCTTCATTAAAATCAATATAATCTGGGTAATTGTGGTAATAGACAGCGCCCTTTTCTTCCTTCGGATAAAATTCTTTTTCAAAACGATTTTTTATTTTACATGCAATTCTTTTTGCTATATCGTAGATAGTTACAGGTAGCCTATGTGAATTCCGTAAATATTCTTTTTCGCCCTTCAACCCCAAAAAATGTTCCACGTCCGCCCCTGCCCAGCGATACACTGATTGATCGTCGTCTCCCGCTACATAGATTCTTTTTGCACCTCTAAAGCCAGTATGAAACATCTTCCACTGGAGAGTCGAATTATCCTGAGCTTCGTCGACTATAGCAACTTCGACCGGGATGCTGTGCCCTTCGTTGATGAACATTTCTACCATGTCTGTGAAATCTATTAAACCATAAGTTTGTTTGAATTTATGCAAGGTTCTTTCTGCAAGATCAAGTTCGTTCCAACAAACTCCTTCCCCATATTTTTGCCAAACCTTCCGGAGGGGTTGCATAGTATTTCGAGCATATTCCTCAAGGAAGAACATCCGGTCCCCCCTCCGGCTGGATGCATCTGGGGGCTCTTCCGGATCGAAGTTCCCACTTAAGTCGATCCCAAGTAATTCTCCAAGCTTTTTCCAGTGGGATCTTTCCATTACTTGATTTTTCTGTACACCAGTTGCGCGATAAGCCATGCTATGAAGAGTTCTGAAGTGGGGGAGTTCGTTTTGGTAAAAGCCAAATTTCCTCATCACCCTCTCCTTTGCTTCATATGCGCCTTTCCGGGTGAAACTTACAAAACCTACCTGCATTGGATCTATTCCTTCTGACAACTCTTTCTCTAATATGTTTATTAGTTTTGTTGTTTTTCCTGTACCCGGTGGCCCAAGAATGATTTTCATAAAAACTTTCTTGATTCTTCGTTTATAATGAAAGAAATAGTAAATTGAGAACGACTGAACATTTCCGCAAGTTCTTTTTGTTTCATCCTTCCAGTGAAATAAAGATAAACGATTTCTCTTTTCTGTTCAGAAGAAAGGGGCTTTCTTTTATTGGGATTATTTATCAACTCAGTGGCACACTCCTCACACATAGGAAAATCCTGTATACCAAGCTCTTTTAGTGACCATTTTTCCAATGAGAGTCTTCCACATACGCAAAATGCTGATTTTCCCCCCTCAAGGAGTATTTCTCTACCGGTTAGGTTTTTATAAAGCCCCCTTCCATAAACACAGTTCCGACACACGGGAGCATTCATTTCTTGTCGATATATACACTGCTCAGTCCAGAAATTAAATCCGTCCGTGTTCGGATAATATAACAAATAACCACATGGATCAAAAGCCACGTATGGACAGTGCATATCTGGAGGTCCCATTTTTATTCTCAGTGAAATATTCTATCCACAAGGGTCGTTATATAAGAAGAAGTAATCTGCACTTCTTTTTCACGAAGCATTTCTATCAACTCAAAAAAGTACATTGTATCTACACCAATAAGCTGATCCTCAAGTATGATAGGGTCCTTCAGATCAAGCTCATTTAATGACATTGCTATTTTTAGGATTTCCCCCGCGCTTATCCACCAACCTCTTTTAATAAATTTTCTAAGCCTAAACAAAGAACACAAAGGGTACCTTGAACCGGTAAAAATAAGTTCTTTCGTAAGGATGGACGAAAGTGCGTCCTTGTTCAAAACAAGGTTGTCTTTTGTGTCCCAGTAACTCAAACAATGGACATAGTCGAAGTTTTTATGAATTTCTTCGGGAGGACCATAAAATCGGATGATCAACTGAATCTTTCCATAAAGACTGATTGCGTTCGTACTAACAAACTTTATCTGGAACTTTTTGTCTTTAGGTTCTTTTTCTTCCTCTACATCTACATCGTTCAAGTCGATATTTACCCCATCGCTTCTTATAACAATTTTTACACGGTCTTCGGTAAAGCCTTTTAACATTGCAGTTTCCCAGGGCTCTTCTCCTTGGTCAATTATTTGTTGTTGAATATTAAATGCTCCATCGATTAGGAGGGCTTTATGCTTGTAGCCGAATCGGTTTTTGTTCGAGTTTTCATTTAGTTTGTTGACGTAGTAACGAGCTACTTTAAGAACTGTTTGTTTGTTAGTAAAATAGAGATCGTAATCGGAAGGATCGGTATCTTGAAGAAGGGACACAATTGCCCCACCAGAAATGATCGTGTTCCTTGAAACATCTTCTGCAACATCTTTATCTTCGATGGATTCTAAGAATTCGTCGAAAATCCCTCTTAATTTTCTGCGAATATTTTTTGGTTTCATTCCTCCCCCTCTTCATTAAAATGGGTCCTTTTCTATTTTTGGAACATCATATGGTTCCTGCTGTTTGTCGAATTCTGGAATTACCCATACTCTGATAGTCTTCCCTTTTATATTCATCGATTTTGGTTCTCCCCCAAGATCCCTAATCGATGCGTATAACTGGGATGTCGAAAAATAATTGAATCGGTTCTTATTAAGAAACGCAATCAATGCTGGGGATTGAAAATATGTTTTGCCTCCTTCCGTCCAAGGTTTTTGTCGTAAAATTTCTGATTTATCGGTTGCTGGATACAGGTTGCAAAATTCTCTGAGTAGATAAAGGAACTGTCCCAGTGGACCAGCGTCTTCTGGTGCCTCTATAATCTCGACATTATCAAGTTTCTCTTGCATCAAGGCATCCCATTGGTTTTCATCCATTCTTGGAGGGATCTTGTGGATGGTTTCGAGACAGCGTTTTCTGAATCGATTTTGACTAAGTAAGTCTTCTGTAACCATCTCAACCCGGACGCCTTCAATATTCAAGTACCACACTGGAGGAGAAGCGTTTATTTTCGTTAACGCTCCGATCATAATTTGCGGCCCACCCCCCTTGCCAATACCAAATGTACGTAACTTGCATGTGTCTTTGTTGCAATACTGGGAAAGGGGGGATTGCGAACACGTATAAAAGTAGTCTTTTTTACGATGGGGCTTGATGACTTTCTGAACCGTTCTTGCTAATGCAGGAGGATGAACATATTTATGATTGATTTCTTCGAGACGCGCCTCCCATTCTTCCCCATACTTCATTTTACAATAAACAGCGAAGTTGAATAGAGCAGCGTCTTTTTGTCCTTTCTGGACACCGATCGCAGCTAAATATTGGAGACATGGCGGAGCGTCTGAAAATTCCTCCAACAACGGCGGTTTTATTTTAGCCAGTTCTTTTTCATCAACAGCAGTTTCCTCGCAAAGTTGCAAAAACCTTTGAAGATCTACCGCTTTCCCGTTTTCTAAAGCATATCTTGTAGTGGTTCCGTGATTGAAATAAGGAAGATTTATCCAGTTACCGAGGTCATTTTCATTTAGAGAAGTTTGTTTTGGAAAGATTTCGCTGTGGGGAAAACCAAGGGCTGTTGCGAATTCAAGAAGTTTGTCCCTTAGTATGATAGCAGGAACAGGTTCTCCTTTTATGAATAAATAAAGATGTGCTCCGCCTGATTTTGTTCGACACAATACAAAAGGAAGCTTTAACTTTTTGACGTCTTGCTCAAGCTTTATTAGATCAATATCGTATTTATCAATATCTATTGCGCCCCAGTAACAGACATTCCCCCTTGTAATAGGGCAGATACCAAGACCTTGTTTTCCTTTTAAATGGAGATCATATAGCTCTCTTGTGACTGGCCCTTTTTCAGTCCAAGCCTGTCCCGTGATTTTCCCACCCTTTTCCCGGTTAGATTTTACAACATACCGGCCAAAAGCGTCACTCAGTCCTTTGAATAGATCACAGAATTCCACTGCATTTCTCCTAAGAATACCCCCGCTGCTTGGTTAAGCGGGGGTGTGCAGTGGACATTTAGAAGGGCGTGCCTTCATCTGACGAACCAGGCTCTAACCCCGAACTATAATCAACCTTCGTTCTTCCTGCATCGAAAAGTTTTTTCGCTTCAATAGCAGCGCTCCATTGCTGGGCGTTTACCCACCCGACGTATTCAACCGCGTGCAGAGAACGATCCCCGATCATGTACCATGAACCATCGTCGTTTTTGTTCAAGACAGTCCACAATTTCCATCGGCAGGAAAACATCGGGCAGGATTTCCCACCGGGAGTCCGCATCATACGCATTAAAGACATCCATTTTTTACTATGCCGGATCCCCGTGCTTACCAACGGAAAAAGCATTGGACCAGCTTCTATTTCGTTTGCCAAAAGAACTATATGGCAACGTGTATCTTGGACAACGTTTCCATTCGGAAGTACATCCTGATTACGGTCATTGCGGACACATTGCTCCAGGATAGCAGGATTCGGTCCATGCGCCCTAACGAATCCCCCCCGGTTCGGCGCCCATTCGATGAATTCTCTGTAGAATGTAACGGGAATTACTTCGATTTCTTTTCCATAGACCTTGGAACTTACTGTGTTATAGAACATGCCCGGTTTGGCACCCTCGATATACACGTCAGAATCATCTTCGTTCACTTGTGGAGAAAGCCCTTGAAGGATCCTCAGAAAAGGAACCGCATACGAATCAATGTCTGCGTTTTCAAAACCGCCCATCTCGAATGCTTCAAACTGCTTTTCCAATTCGGCGGGAACAGTAGACTCTTTTTTCGTACTCACAACTGCCTTTGCCATGATCAAGCTCCTTTCAGGTTTGTGTATCGATATTCAAAGATTTTGATCAAATCATCCGGAAACTTCGTTCCTTTTTCAAGTTCCCTTTTAACGAATGCCTTCAGTGTCATCGCATTTACTTCTTCTTTTTCTTCAAATACACAAGCCCCCTTTCCTGCGTAGTAACGATTGAGGTATTTTACAAACCTCCTTGCACTTTGTCTCCCCTCTTTCGGAAATTGAACAACCACCTTGTTCTTGATTAGAGCTTGGTGTCCTTGGCGAATCAACCATGAATTGAAATCTGTCTTTTTTTCACTTGGGACGTTTACAGAAATCCCCTTTCCGATTGAGATAGTTGCGCCGGATTTCATTGTAAACGACTCCATTCCGATAGAGTCCATTAAATCCGGCAATTTTACCGATTTTATCTCATTTAGTTCGCTTCTTATAAGATTCAATGCTGCTTCTACAGTTGGAACAGAAAGTTTGTTATTTCGAATAAACTCAAACAACATTTCCACTTTACTTGGGTCAGCTTTTTCCTCCAATTGTTGTTGTTTTGCACCAAGTTCGCTGATTGCTTCGATCCCCTCCATTGAGACAGTTGGCTTTACTCCTTCCTCCTCGATTGCATCAAAAATGTTGAATTCATCGACTTTCATGGTTTCTCCCCCTTTTGAAATACGCCGTTTTTATACGTCACGTGAAAGGTTTTTGTCTTACCATTCACGGTTATCTTCAGCTCAACATCGTTTCCTTTCACAAACAAGTCATCCATTTCACGGGAAAACGGATCTAATATTTCAGAAAAATGTAAGTGCATTCTCTGTCCTACGCAGATAGGACAATCTTTAAGGTGGCTTGAATTATAATGAAAGCTATGTCTTTCACAATAATCAACTTTGTGTCCCATTATACGAGATCCTTCAATTGGTGGTTTTTAAAGAATTCAGCAACCGAAATCCGTTTTTCTCTTGCCTTCTGGAGGGTATCATCGACAGTTTTGGGAATAATGACATCTTTATAGACGCACGGATTTCTTTGTCCAAAACGGTGTTGCCTATCTTCGGACTGCCATCGCGGCTCCGGTTTAAATGATGTTGAGTAATAGTAAGCAAGATTCGATCTTTGAAGATTCAAGCCAGTACCTGCAACATCGGGATTCGCAACGAAAAACTGGACTCTCCCTTCTTGAAGCTCTGTAATGATCTTACTTCGTTCTTCTTTAGGGGTTTTTCCATAAAACGTTCTTATGACGCCGTCGTAGTTCTTCCGCAAGGTCTTTGCAATGTATTCTATTTCTGGAACAAACACTGCCCATATAATGGTTGTTTCTGGAAGACCGTCCTCCATATCATAAAGAATCGCCTCCATTTTTGGGGAATTTTTCCCAATGAGCTGATGCGTTTCTGGGAAGAACCCGCCGACGATTTGTTGAAAACGGAGCGTTAGTGAAATCTTGTTCATGATGGTGATTTCATGATCCATGTATTCCATACTCAGTTTTGCTTTAAGCTCTTTATACAAAGCTTCTTGCTGATCATTCATCTTAGTATAGATTGGATCATAAATTTTTTCTGGAAGGTCAAGACAGTCTACTTTTTTCACTCTTGTACTGCATACAGAAATTTTTTCTCTTAATTCCTCCATGTTTTGGTATTCTTCAAGAGTTGGATACTTGAAAAGTCCTTCATTATAAATGATTTGTCGGCATTCCTGGGTAATTGGGGGAAAACGAACGCCGCATATTGGACAAGAGAAACGAACATCGAACTTTTCAGTCGCTCTATTATAGAAACGGCTTACCCTCAAACGGGTGCTTGATCTACATCCCTTGCACGTCACCTTGTTTTTCGTATGCTTTACAGTTGCAAATGAATTTGTCCACTTGCCATAATAGTGAGTGAATGAAAAGTAATCCATTTTCCAGAAATTTTGATCCAGGAACTTGAACTGCATATACACGTCAAAAGGGGAGGTTGTCACTTCGTTACCGGTCAGGATTCTTCTATATTTTGCCAATTTCCCTAAAGAAACAATCCGCTTTGCTCTTTTTGCTGAGGGAGTTTTTATTCGGGTGGACTCGTCGAGAATGATCAACGTGGAGAAAGCCTTTTGGAACTTTTTTACAAAATTTAGACATTTTTCAAACTGAAAAGCTTCAACATTAATAGAAACAACTCTTAAGGGGAAGTCTGGGTCGAAGTCAAAAAGTTCGACGAAAGTCCGAATATCTCTCTTCGTAGAAGGGTTGTTCCATACGCGCGCAACCAGTTTTATATCATCCGGCACGTCCAAAGGGAGATGCTCTACCACCCATCGTTCATGAACACCATTTGGTGCAATTATCAGGACACCTTCGATTTCCCCTTTCCTATAAAGATGGACTGCTGTATCAATTCCTACTTTTGTCTTCCCTGTTCCTCTCTCCATCAAAAATGCCCAATAAATAGCTTCACAGGATTCTTCTAATACTTTTCGTTGGTAAATTCTGGGCATACGTTTGAACATTTCCATGTCATGATTCCCTTCTTACATTTCACCCAAGCAGACATCGCTTCTTTCCAAGAAAACTCCATTTTAGGAAAATATAAACAATTCTGACAAGTCTGTTTAGCATATTCAAAACAGCTGCATCGATATTCAACAATGCCTGCTCGTTTTTCCCACACTACAACACACGGGGACTTACAAAAAGGACATACATGGAGAAAGTAAGAAAAGTTATTGCCACGGGGGAGTATTATCGAATTCAGTATCCTGTTTAGCTTTTCTTGTAGATCCACGTGGTCTCCCTGTCGGTTTTGGAGGTTCAAATCCATCGAGAGTAGATTCGGGGATAAAATACTCTCTTCCTGGTCTTATATAGTCGATCAATCCACGTTCGATCCATTTAACCACGCAATTTGATGTTACACCATACATTCGTGCAACCTGCTTGGTGGTAAAATATCCGACTGAGCCTTTCGGGGAATATTTTTTCATGATAGGGTCTTCGTATCAAAAATAAATATTTTTGTAAATATCTAAAATATATCTAAAGAATTAGATAAACTGGTTTTTTATAAATATGGTATACTCTGCCCAACATGGAAAAACTTCTCCCCCCATCCTTCTCCCCCTCCGGGTCTGGCCATAAAAAAGCTGGACCCGGCCTCTTTTATCCCTGGATAGAAATGAAGCGTAATTCTTATAAGTATTTAAAATTATTTAAAAAACCACCTTCTTAATTACGCCTCTGAAAATGAAGCGTAATATTATAACACCTTGAAATAATTAGGTAATTACACCATATTACGCCAATTACGCCTCGTTTTGGCGTTTTTTTTTTTGCTAAATCGCGCGCGAAAGAAACGGGGAAAATATTTTTTTTTATTTTTTTATTTTGGCGTAACAAGCGTAATTTTTACTGTAAGTGATTGATTTTATTATGAAAAAGGGAGTTACGCCTATATTACGCTTCATGTGTGAGGCGTAATTTTTGGTGTATAAGTGATTGATTTTATTGGTAATCCAAGAATTACGCTCAATGGGGTCCTTTGGAAAGTGAAAACTTTTTCTGTGGCGCGTACGCGCGAATTTACTTGTTTTCTCCACTCGTTATTCTTTTGTTTGGTTTTCTGATATACTGTCAATTATTCATACACATTCTAACATACTTAATAGTGGATAAAAAAGTGACAGGAAGGGTAAAAAAGTGACAGTGGTAAGGAGAAAGAATCCCCCAAAGCTTACTGAGCGGTTCCTAAAGCGATTCTGCGAGGTTCTTTATGAAAACGGGGGGAATATTAGTAAGACCTGCAAAGAATGCGGGGTTAGCCGTCGGGCTATACAGTATATTCTTGACTCCCCCCCTGATGATACACGAAGACAGTTTTTTGAACCGCTTTTTAATGAAGCACGTGCTCTTGGTACAGAGGCACTAATTGACGAAGCGATCCGTCGGGCAAAGGAGGGAGTTGAAGAACCCGTTTTCTACCAAGGGACTGTTTCTGGAACAATTACACGGTATTCAGATTCGCTCCTAAAATTCCTTATTGGGGGACAAGACAAGAGATATTCTTCGATGCGGCACGAGGTTACTGGGTTTGACGGCGGTCCGCTTGAACTTATAAAGAAGATCGATCTTGTTGATTTCACGGACGAGGAGCTTTCTTTAATCGTTAGCGCAGGGCTAAAATTAAGAAAAGATGATAACACGGATGAGCCAGAGTCTCCTGAGTAAACAGGAGAGACTTCGGATCGCGCTACTGAATCCTATGATCGCTATTCGTGAGCGACTTAATAGGAGCTTTTACCAATTTCTCCGTTATTTTTGGCCGCAGGTTAGCAATGATGAGTTTATTCCTAACTGGCACATTGAACTTATGTGTAGGGAATTGCAGGAAGTTGCTGAAAGAGCTGCAAGGAAAGAACCGGCGGAATATGACTTGATCATAAATGTCCCTCCTGGTAGCACCAAGACGGTTACTTGTTCAATCATGTTCCCTGTTTGGTGTTGGACAAAATGGTATTGGATGCGGTTTATAACGGTCTCCTATTCTTCTGTTTTGTCTCTGGAATCTGCAGAGTATAGCCGCGACCTTGTTCGGTCGAATGCTTTCAAAGAACTTTATCCTGAAATTATGATCAAACAGGATAAAGATACCAAGGGGAATTTCCGGATCGTAAAGGCTCTTCATAGCGGCAACTTCACTAAGCTTGGGGGAAACCGCTTTAGTACGTCGATCGGGGGGACTGTCACAGGGTTCCATGGTCATATGATTATAGTGGATGATCCATTGAATCCTCAACAGGCTGCAAGTGAAGCGGAACTTACTAATTGCAATTACTTTCTCTCCCAGACGCTATCCAATCGTAAGGTGGAAAAAGCAATAACCCCTACAATTCTTATCCAACAGCGCCTTCATCAAAATGATCCGACTGGTTATAGAATAAGTCGTTCTAAAGAGGGGGTTCGTCATATCTGTCTTCCTGGTGAAATCCGAAATTATCGTGAAGAAGTGAAGCCTCCAGAACTGATTGAATTTTATTCACAAGAAGGGTTACTGGATCCTGTCCGGATGCCATGGACCGTTTTAAAGAAAATGGAAGAGGAACTTGGTCAATATGGTTATAGCGGTCAGGTTGGTCAAAAGCCTGTTCCACCGGGGGGTGGAATGTTTCAGGTGGACCGGTTTGTTGTTTCTGAGTCAGTGTCTCATCTAATGATGCCGCACGACGTCGTTCAGACGGTTCGTTATTGGGACAAAGCTGGTACTCAGGATGGTGGTGCATGGACTGTTGGTGTTAAGATGTGCCGCACTACTTCTGGAAAGTATATCGTTCTTGATGTAGTCAGAGGACAGTGGGCAACAAATGTTCGGGAAGGGATAATCCGGTCTACGGCGGAAGCAGACGGTCCGTATGTAAAGATTTACATGGAACAAGAACCCGGAAGCGGGGGGAAAGAGTCTGCTGAAAGTACAATTCGCAATTTATCAGGTTTCGTTGTTGAGGCGGATCGCCCTACAGGGGATAAAGTTTTCCGAGCGGACCCATACAGTGTCCAGGTAAATAATGGAAATGTGATTCTTCTTCGTGGTGAATGGAACAGAGAATTTAAAGAAGAACACCGCTTTTTTCCTTTTAGTACATATAAAGACCAGGTTGACGCTGCAAGTGGTGCTTTTGGTAAATTGTCCCCCGCTCGAACTGTTCGTATTTCATAGGAGATCGACATGGACGACGATTCTAAGACGATGTTGGTCAACGAGCTTTCCGCTCTTTCCAGTGTGCTGCTGGCCCGCTCTGAGCTGCTGAGCAAGATGGGCAAGAGCTTCGGCACCCAGCGTGATCTGTACCAGGCTCTGGGCTACATCACCAACCCGACGTTTACTGACTATTGGTGGCGCTACAAGCGCACGGCCTTCGGGAGGAGAATCATCCGGGCCTACCCTGTGGCATGTTGGAAGCGGCCTCCCCAAGTGCAAGAAACCCAAGACACCACGGAGACCGCCTTTGAAAAGGAGTGGGCAGCGTTTGTTTCCCGCACCAACTTGTTCCTCACCTTGCGGCGGCTGGACATCCTTGCCGGTATAGGCACCTACGGGGTGCTTTACTTGGGTTTCTCCGGTGCTCCTGAGACCCCGCTCAAGGCTTCGGAGCGTTTTCTGTATATGAGGCCTTTCACCTCTAACGTGGCGACCGTTGAGCGGTACGTGGATGATGCCAAGGACGAGCGCTACGGCCTCCCTGAGCTGTACAAGGTCCAACTGAACAATAACAACTCCAAGCACACCATCGACACCATGGTGCACCATTCCAGGATCATCCACGTGGCGGAAGACCCTACGGATGATGAGGCTGAAGGCATCCCCAGGCTGGAAGCCCCGCTGAACGATCTGCAGTCGCTGGACTATGTGGCTGGGGGCAGTGGGGAGATGTTCTGGCGAGGGGCGTTGCCGGGGCATGCGTTTGTTGCTCGTGAAGGTGTGCAGTTCCCAGCCACCGGCACTACGGCGGCCACCGGCCTGGACGACCAGATAACGAGCTTCCTCCACAACCTGAAGCGTTACCTCAAGTTGGAGGGTGTGGATGTGCAGTCCCTGGCGCCCAACGTATCCAGCCCCAAGGACCACTTCGACGTGTTGGTGTCTTGCTTATCAGCGGCTACCGGCATCCCCAAGCGTATCCTTTTGGGATCGGAGAGGGGGGAGCTGGCCAGCACTGAGGACCGCGACAACTGGGGAGATCTGGTGGCCGACCGCCAGCGGAACTTCTGCGAGCCGAAAATCCTGCGTCCCTTGATTGATAAGCTCGTGGAGTTCAAGGTGCTGTCCGTCCCGGCCAATCCTTACATTGTCAGCTGGCCGCCGTTGCAAGCGCCTTCTGGTGAGCAGATGGCTACCACAGCCAAGGCCGTAGCCGAAGCTGCCAACACTTATGCCAGCGGCCCAGCCGACACGGTGATCCCCAAGAATACTTTCCTACAACGGTATTTGGGCTTCAGTCCGGAGGAGGTGGCCGACATGGAGCCGGTGCTTGATGAAGCGGAGCAGATTGATGAGGAGGAAAAACTCCATCGGGAGGAAGTCCAGCGGGAGCGTTTCGCTGCCAAGCCTCCTGTTGAGGAGTAGCCGTGATCGTTCAGCCAATAGTAAAAATCGGCCCCGCCAGGGACAAAGACCCCACGCGCACCATCACGCTGCGCAAGCAGTGGATTGCCGAGATCAACAGCCGGTACGGCAAGCTGAAAAAGGCAATCACAGAATACGTGGTGGAGCAGAACACCCTTGGTGGACATGAGAAGGCCGCTGAACCGCCGCATGAGGTAGTGGCGATGGCTGCTCCCAAGTACGTCTACGA